CTTCCTTGACTATGTCCGTACGCACCTGTATAACCAAGTGGTGTATCTTGTGCACCACTACCTAAACCTGTTTGTGCAATTTGTTGAATATCTATCATTGATGAACAATGACCTAAATACTCAGGTCGTTGTAAACGATAATCTCCTGCATCCACTCCAAAATGTGCTTTTAACATTTCGATATAACGTGTACCACCACGTGCATCACGTTCATAAAGTCGTTGTATTTGAAATGCTGTTCTTAAATCGTTAATTGTTGACCCACTTACTTGTATACCACTACCATCAGCATAAAGGTTAGTAAAAATAGCAGGTGTACCTGGCTGTGAAGTATAATTAATTTCTGCTTTAAGCTCTGATGAACCACCTACTGTTAAATTTCTATTAGGTAATGCTCCACCGCTCATACTTCTAATTTTTAAACTTGGATGAGGTCCAGAAGTAATGTGCTCTGTTGTATCAGTAATAACAGGAATCAATTGATTAAGTTCAATTGGAATCAATTGCGATACGCCTTTTTGTGGTGCTGGTAACGCACTTGTAAAGTAATCAAACGGCTTATTCACTTTTAATAAATCCATATTACTTGAAACTAATCTATCATCATTCGCATCTCCTTTATATTCAACTAAAGGTGCTTGTACATTTTGATTTCTAAACCAATCATTCCAGATTTTTCTATACCCTCTAAATGGTATTGTATTAACCTCAAAATCTGCTAAAGGCATTCCAACAGGTAATCCATAATAATCGCCAAGAGATTTACTTGCTACTAACGCAGGAGGTGTGTTACTAACTATAGGTACACTTGCTGGTGGTGTACTTGGTGTCCATGCACTACTATTATTCTCTCCCTGTAATGCTGTCCAATTATCCCATACGATTCTATTTGGTACAAAAAACGCAAAAAACTCCAGCTGTAAATTGTCCATCACTGGTGTTATCGGTGTTATTAAACGTGATACATGTTGTAGATCCATTTTAAATGTATCACCTGGTAATATTTCATCAATATAAATTGGCACTAAATCACCTGCATTCATTGTTGTTACAAGCGTTGAATTACGCTTAAACGTTGAACGTGGTGTTTGTGCATGTACGACTTTACTAAAGTCTTGCGTACTTGATTTTACACTATTTTTCGCCATTTACTTTACTCTCCTGTTCCTGTTTCTTTTGATTTTCCACTATTATCTGCACTAGTCTTTGCATTTGTGGATTTACTTTGAACATTTCCCTCATCAATTTGTCCTGCTTCAACTGTTTTACTATTGGCTCCTTGTTCTCCTTGTACGCCTTTTTTATCTCCGCCATTAACTTGTTCCAAGAGCTTGGCAATTTGCTCTTCAGGTAAATTAGCAATAGCGTTAAGATAGTCGTAAATAGCGACTGAACCATCGGGTATGTCTCTAAAATCTGTGTAACTTGTTCCACCATTTTCTAGCTCTAACTCTCCTCTTTCAATTTGTGTTTTGTAATCCGTACGAGGTAGATAACTTTGAATCTCCTCTTTTACATTTTTTTTATCTTTCTGCAGCTTTCCATCTGCATCTAAATATTCCCACTCATAAATTTCTTGATATACGTCCTCTGCAATTGTCTCTGGACGTTCAAAAATTGTATATACTTTAATTTGCGACACTTGTAAACTCCTCTCTTTGTTTTTCTTGCCACTCGTTAATCTTTGTTTCTATCATATCTTTCGTATGATATTCTTTCTCATACTTTAGTTCTATATCTGGTGCAATCAACTCTCCCAGATATGTCAAACTTACATCACATTCGTATTTTTTACTTGTTTCATCTACAAACTCCTGTGTAAGTTGTTCCTCTGTTGTAATCATATCATGCTCAATAATAAATTGGCGTTTCTCATCGTTCGCCTTTCTTACTGCTAACTGATATACATATATCATAAACGTATGCCTCCTCGCATATTCATATTTGGTGTATTCTTTTTATTCACTTTGGCACCTTTGCTAAACTTTCTTGCTGATACTTTTCTAGATAACTTAACTCTTGACTTTCTCACTTATTCATCCACCTCCTTATGCGTTCTTATCAATATATGTGAGCTCATAACTATACGCATCCTGTGTTTTTGCTATGTGTTCACACGCTTTCGCT